GCAGCGTCAGATGTGTATAAGAGACAGGATCAGGTTTGCGGCAACGGTGATCTTGCGGAAAAGGCCCCGCTTTTCCATTTCCTCTTTGAACTGCTTCAGGGAATCACACATGGTCTTTACCTCCTAAATCTGATTGGAAATAATTTTTCCTATTTCCCTCACGGAATGGGCGATTTTTTGACGATCAACCCGCTTCCCTTGAAGAACTTGGGTAATTGCGGCGGCTTCCGTCTGAATATCCTGAAAGGCTCTGCGGTTGCTCTCCAAGTCGCTTTCATAAGCGGTCAAGTCGGTGTCAACCTTGGCTTGGGTATAATCAGCGGCCTTTTCCGCCTGTTCTACATGGGTTCTCAACCACTTTGCGGCATCATACCCCATGCAATCTTCCACCAGTTCCAAAAAGTGGCGGAACTCAAACAGCGTGTGAACTGAACCATCTTTCAGGCTGACCACACAAGGACAAGGATCAATCTTCATCAGGCATCACGCTTCTTCCGGGTGCGCCGGGGCGGGTTCACATCCATCATGGGGGCGGGTTCCGGCTCCTCCACTTTGGGGCGATCCCACAGGGGGCAAGCATCGGGGCCGCCTTCCTTGTGGCAATGGTGGCCGGCATCAATATTGGGGCAAAGAGGGATTTCCGGGTTTTCGTTGTGCTGGGCAAAAATCCGATCCCCGTCAGGGCATTTGGGAAGGGTTTCCGGCTCCGTCTGTTCCTGCGGAATGTCAGGATCACCAGCCGCCGCCCGGTCAGCATCTTCCACGGCTTCCGGGTCAGGGGCCGGGGCTTCTTCCTCTTTGGGCTTTCTGCCCCGTCTGCTGGGCCGCTGTTCGCCGCTGTCAGCCGCTTCCGGGGCGGGGGTAGCCGGGGTATTGCCGCCGTGCTTCATGGCTCCTGCGGCCCGCTGATTGGCTTCCTCGTAGACTTCACAGAAGGCTTCATAATCCAGCGGGATTTCCTTATTGCGGACAGTCAGCCGCCCACCGCCAAAGATCACTTCCGAAGTCTTGAAGGAAAGAACCCGGTCATTATCATCTGCCACGATCCGGGCCACAAGGTCAACCATACCGGCAACCTTATTGGCAACCTTTTCCCGAAGGTTCGGGCGGATAGAACTGATCTTGTCACCGCTCTTGCGGGTAAGGTCACGGCTTCTGTCCTCATGGCTGATCAGGATGATGTTTTCATAATCCAAATCCACCAGCCGTTTAATGGTGTTCAGGAACTCGGAAGTTACCATATCCCAAGCCCGGAAGGAATCATCACTTTCATGTTTCCACCCTTGCCGGTCACAGATATACACACGGCAAGCCTCATAGGTATCTTCCAACAGGTCAACCACAATGGTTTTGAAGTCGTTCTGCTTCTTTTCCAGTTCGGCCACGGCATCGGAAAAAACATCCCACGCCAACTGCCGCTTGGTCAACCGGCCTTCCACCGTCACCGTGTCCCGGATTGCGATATAGGGGGCATCAACAAACTTGATGTTGCCATCCGTATTCAGCATCAGGGGATCAGGAAACTGGTTGGCAAAGAAGGTCTTGCCGCTGAAGGGTGCGCCGTAAATCCACACAACCTTCTTCTTGGTGGCGTTCAGATTGCGCCGTTCATTTTTGGGAAGCAACATATAATCCCATCCTTTCTGACAATATTCTTCATACTCACACCACCCGCAAAAGTGGTTTGGGTGCTTTTGAAAATCGGTTTCTTCAACCATGTGTTTTACATCGGTCAGGAAGTCCACAACCTTGTAAAGATTGAAGGGAACCTGTTCAAGCCACGGTTCAGCCCCGTTCAGGGCTTCCCGCAACCTATCCCGGAATTGGGCCAAGGTTTCTGTTTTCTTCTGCCTGATCTTCACTTTGGGGACAAACAGAAAATACATATTCCTGATCCGGTGTCCGGGGTGGGTCAGTTCATAGAAATACTTGTATTCATGCAACTGACCGGAAACCATGTAGCTTTTGGAATTGCTGGAATATTTGAAGTCGTACAAATCGAAGGTTCCTTCATCCACCGGGGCCAGATAATCCATGAACCCGATGAAGTCAGAATTGCCAATGGGAAGTTCAAAGGTTCCGCCCGGTGGCAACAGGGCCTTTGCCTTGGGAATCAGGGCTTCCAGCTTCATCATTTCGTGAATGTGATCATCCGTCAGAATGGGAAAGCTGTTGGTGTAGAACTCCAAAGCCTGATCCACGCCTTCTTCAATTCCAGTGTGGAGGGCCGTCCCCAAAATCAGGGCGTTGTCCGGCTCCATGTTCGGGATCGTGTCTAATCCCTCAACATATCGCAAGAAGTATTTGAAAGGGCAACGGTTGAAACTCTCAACCCGGCTATGGGAACATCTTGTGGGCATGATTTCACCCCCTTTATCATGGCTTTGAATGTGTCAAACCCTTCCGGGTAAAGCACCATTGCCATTCCGCCGCTGTCATTGATTTGGCGGATATTGCGCTTTTGCAGTTCTGAAGGGGTTCCGTTGGTGGCCTTTAATTCCACTTCAAAGGCTATCCCATTCACCACAATCCGCATATCAGGAAGGCCGCTTTTCACATACCTTCCACCGCCCCAACGCTTTTCCCAATACCCACAGGGGGCAACGGGCATTTGGTCTTTCGGGTGGCCCAAGGGATAAATCCCCTCACACTCCAACCACTTCTTCAAGCGGTTTTCAAAGTTCTTTTCACCGGCCATTTGTAACCTCATTAAAGACGGTCAAATCATCAATAGCCAATTTGCCAAGTTTATGATGTAAGACTTCAATAAACATAGCATTCAATCCAAGGGAAACGATTTTAGTTGCCTGATCTTCAGAACATTTGAATCTTTTTTGGATTTCCTGAATTGCTGTACCAACTTCCTCTGAAAACCCCGAAATCTGATCCGTAATATTTTCAATTTCATCCATAGTTTTCACCCCTCCAATATCTTGATCAGGTTGTGAATGCCACGGGTTTGAAGGCCCTGAATCTTGCCGGTTCCGGCATAGAACTGAAACAGTTGATCATCAGACTTCCGCCAGCAATGGAAATGGCCGGTTTGCGGGTTCTTTAACTGGTATTCAATCCCGTGGGCTTCAAACTGCTGGATAGCATAAGCGATCCGGTCAGGGTTCTTGGAAACCCGGTCTTTGTGGTTTTGTCGGGCGTGTTCCCGCAATGCGTCCCAAACTTCATCCCTTGCCATAGGGGTTCACCATCCTTTAAGGCTCATGGATCAGTTCAAACACTTGGAACTGTTCAGGCAAAACATTGATTTCATAGTGATAGGGGGAAACATCGGAACCGCTCAAATCCTCGACAACATACATGGTGTATTCGTTCAGATACACATAATGCTTTTTGTAGGTTCCATTTTCCAATTCCACGGTTACAACCAATTCATTTTCAGAATTGTTGGACAGTGAAAAGTTTCCGATCAACTCAAAAAGCGGGGTATCTGTCCGGGCGTTGATAACCTCCAAGCGGCGGGTTATATTGAAATTGTCTGCCGCCTGATTGATGTTGTGGTTCACTTGGCTTGCTTCAGTACAGGCGCACAGGCTGACCGCCAAAAGTAATGGCAGAAACAACGAAGCAATTTTCTTCATCACTTTTCACCATCCTTCAGGGTGATTTTCACATAACCGGCCTTGGTATTGGATTTAGAACATTCCGCCGCAATAGCGGGATATTTCTTCTTCAGCTTGGCGGAATCCAGCCGGGTTTCAATAGTGGGTTCAACCAAGGTCAGGTTCAACACATCACTTTCAAACTTCTTCACGCCAAACTTCATCATGGCTTCATACAGGGCGGCTTTCATGGCCTTTTCCTGATCCTCAATGGCCTTCTTGTGGGCTGTCAAGGAAGCAATAGCGTTCAGGGTGGCAAGCTGGGATTGCTGGAAAGCCTGAAGCCCCGCTTCTTCATCGAAAATGGCTTGTCCGCATTCATCCACTTTTTCCGGGCAAGCGTCAGCACAGGAACCCCGATCCGGGCAGAAGTGGCAACACCCATCAAACTTGCCATAGGGACACGGATTTTCACATTTGGTCATGTTCGTTCAACTCCTTTATGTAGGTTTCTTGGTAGCCAATCACCCGTTGGGAATACTTGCTTTGATAAACACCTTGATCCCACAGCTTGGAAGCGCCGCCTTCCCCCATGTTGTAGGCCATCAGAACCATGTGGGGATCATCATACTTTTCAAACAAAGTGTTCAGGATATAAACCCCCGCTTGAATGTTCTGATAAGGGTCAAGGAAATCTGTCACACCAACAGCATTGGTCAACCATTCATGGTTGTTCTGGTTAATCTGCATCAGCCCATAATCATTGGTGGCGCTGATAACATCCGCTTGAAAATTGCTTTCGTTGCGGATCAGGCCCATCAGGAAAGTAAAATCAATGTCATAGGCATCCGCCATCCAATAGGTGTATTCCTGAAGGCTTTCATCCATCGGCACATTCAAAGGGGTAAAATCACCGGCCTGAACAATGGTTCCATCACTCTGAACTTTGACAGCTTGGCCGGTATAGGCCCCATACAAAACCGCCGTGGTGGTAGGCTCCGGGCGGCTGATCCAGTCAGGCAACTTCACCAGCAGTCCGCCAATCACCAGCCCTATCAGAAGGGCCACGGTGAACATTCTGCGGAACCATTGGTTCTGTTTAGCCTTTTGGGTGGCCCGCCTCGTAGTTTCTGAACAGTTCATCGTTATAGTCCTTTCTCATTTGCAAAGTAGCAAAAATGCTTTCTTCAACGGTGCCGGGGCAAATCATCCAGTAGTAGAAGCAAGGGCGTTTCTGCCCCAAGCGGTGAATCCGCTTTTGGCTCTGCTCCCACAGTTCCCAACTTTCGGGAAGGCTGAAGTAAATGATCTTATTGGCCTTTTGGAAGTTGCCCCCTCTTGCCCCGGCCTGATACTGAATGAATGTCACTGAATTGGAATGGAAGTTGTAAGCGCCCAAATCCTTCACTTCACCAGACTGAATGGACACAGGGCGGTTCATGGCTTTTACAATCCCCTTCATCCGCTCCATTTCTTCCGTGAAGTTATAGAATACAATCAGGCGATCTTCTGTGCTTTCCACCAACTCCCTGAAGGCTTTGTAACGGTGGGGGTTATACAGGCCGCAAAGCTGACGGGCATACAAGCGGCGGGTTAAGCTGGTATCACCAATCAATTCCCTTTCGGAATCTTCATTGGAACCCCAAAAATCTGAATCAAGTTCAAATTCCTGAAGCGTGGTGGTGTTGATACTCACTACCCGTTCCCGCCAGAACTTCCAATATTCCTTTGCCGGGGGCATTCTAACGGGAATAAAGTTCCGTTCAGGAAGATCAATCCCGGCATCGGCGGTGGTCATAAACACGGCCCCATATTCAGCCAGCTTCTTTTTCAGCCGGTCAACATTTTTATAACCGGTGATTTTCTGCCGCCAGAACCCATCTTCTTCAACCCATTCCGTTTCAATGTACTGCTTCCAAAACAGTTCCTTTGATATGTTCCACCCCAAAAGGCGGCATTGGCTCCACAACTTTTCATACTTGCCCCCGGTTGGGGTGCCGGAAAGAAGGATCACATTTTCAGGGTTCAACCCAAGAATGAACTTTGACCGCTTGGCGTTCTCATTCTGGATCAGGGAACTTTCATCAAGCATCAGCGTAAACCCGGAAAGGGTTTTCAGAATCTTCCGCCTGAAGGTCAGTTCATAGTTGATCACGCCAATCATCAGGGTTGGAACTTCACACTGAATCTGTTCCATGAACCATTTGAAGGTTTTGGGATCGGTCAGGTCAAAGACACAGTTCCGGGTGTAGTAGGTTTGAAAATGTTCAATCCAATCAGGAACCTTTGAACACTGACACACCACAAGATTGATCCGGGTATTCAGTTCCTTCATTTTCTCTGAACCAACAAAGGTTTTCCCAAGCCCCATATCAAGGTAATAGGCGCATCGGTTGTGGCCTTCCGTCAGGTCAAGGGCCTTTTGCTGGTGCTGAAATAGCGTGATCATAAAACTTCAGGCGTTTCAATCATGGAAATGTAATTTTCCACATTTACGCCACGGGAAAGAAGTTCAGCCTTCAGCGCCGTTCCCAATGTACTGTTCAATGCGTAATCGCTGATCTGTTCAGGGGTCATGGAAGTAATGTTAAACAAAGACTGTTTTACCATTCCAAAATGACCAACTCCGAAGGGATCAAAAGGGCAACAATCGGGGGCGGCTTCAATGTCACGAACAATCATAGATACCACAACGGCGGGGCGGTTTTTCAACATCTTCACCGTATTCAACAGGTGATCAGTTGTCATTTCCACGGGGCTGAAAGCCTGTCCGCTTGCGCCGATCCAAAGGCTCCCATCAAAACGGGTTTTCATATTCATCATCCTTTCTTTCCGGTCAGCCGGACAATATAGATACAGTTCTTCACACGGTAGGCATCATACTTTTTCGCCGCCGTCTGGTTCCATTTGCGCTTGTGGCTGGAAATGGTAGCCAACTTGTTTTTAGCTCCCTGATCGGTTTCATACTCGAAACACATATTCTTTGCGTTGCCGCTGGTCAGAAAATCTTCAATGGCTTTGACTTCCTCGCTCTTAACACCGCCATTGAAACTGCCCTTGGGCGGGGCCTGAACATTGTATTTGATTTCCATTACTTCACCTTCTTACAAAATTTCCGGGGCCGCTATCGTGTCGATAAACAGCAAATCTTCAGTTCCGGGGATAGGATCATACAGGCTAACGGTTTGGGGTTCCCGGCTCCGCTTTTCTCGCTCATGCCCAATGGCAGATTTCATAGCTTTACAGGCCACAGTGACAAACTTCACTTTCTGAAGATCAGGAAGGGCAAACCACCGCTTCACACTCAACAGATACCGGAAGATCACCACATCAAACCATTCCGCCCGGTCAAGGCCCTGTTGATCCAAGTACCACCAAACAATGTTGATGTTGTCCGTGGCGAATTGGGCTTCTTTCGGGGTAAGGGGGCGTTCATAGAAGGATTTAGGCAACCGCACACCGCCGCCCACCTCATTCTTTGCTGGTTTCACTCATCCCCCCCCCCAATCGTCAGGCGGTCAAGCCGAAAAAGCTGTTGAACACTTCAGCGCCCACATACTCCCTGAACTTGGTGGGGTTAATGTAGTAATTCCAGTTGTTCCCGGTGCCGGGAACCGCATTACCGAAGGGAAGAAGCCCACGCTGAAGGCCGATCCGCACAAACTGATCAGATTTGCCCATGCACCGGGCCGCTTCCTTCACGCTGATCTTCTTCACCGGGGGCGGAGCATCTTTCACCGGGGCGGCTCCATAGCCCATCAGATATTCAAAGGTCACGCCGGTAACATCGGCCAGCGCCTTGATCCGCTCCGGGCCGGGGGTGTTCTTCCCGGAAAGATACTGACTGATTGCGGCCTTGGAAATCCCGGCCTGTTCGGAAAGGGCAGATTGCTTCAAATCAGCCTGTTCCATTGCGTACTTCAAACGCTCTGCAAAGGTGTTCACATTTATAACCTCCTATTCATCATCATCCCAAAACCAAGCATCATTAGTTTTGGGGTTTGTAATTTGTGGGAAACCCGCTTCTTCAAGCCGTTTCCGAAGGGCTGACATAAATTCACGGGTTCGGTTGATTGGAAGGCCAGCGGCCAACCGTTCTTCCTCAAAGGCAAAGCGGATTTCCAGTTGGTCAACTGAATAATCAGCCCGGAAAGTTCGCCAAGTCTGGTGTTCCATATCCAGCAACTTTGCCCATAAATCAGGGAAATGGGTTCGTAACTTCCGCAATTCATCAAGGCTCTGAAGGGGACAACACCAACAGGAAACCCGATGAAAGATTTCATATAAGCCGCCCCAATCAAACCCGGCTTCATAGCAATACTTCAGGCAATCCGCTTCAGTCCAACCCCATTCCGCCAGCGGGTGACGGTGTTCCGGGTTTTGATTATGTTCCCGGTTCAATCGGGCCTGTTCGTCAGCGGCAAGCCCCACAAGCTGAACCATGTTGTATTGGCTCCGCAAGGCATCCAAATACTTGTTGATTACTTTGGTTTTCAGCACCTTGGTACACCAACGGGCTTTTGGCCCCGGCCAACTCCAACCGGATTTATCTTTCAATGCGGGGTTGCTCCGCTTGGGGTAGTAGTCAAACATATACCATTCAAAGGTTTTTTCACTTTTTAGCCGTGTGAACCTGATCTCGGCTCCGGTGAAAATCTGTTCAAGGCGGTTGATATGCTCAGCCATTGCCGGGAACTCCATTCCGGTGTCACAGTAAATGACTTCATGCAACGGATATGTAACCGGGTCTTGCTGGTGCCGCTTTAACCATTCAAGGCCAAGGGCGGTGGAATCCTTACCACCTGAAAGGGATAAAACCCAATATTCAGGTTGGGGGGGGTATTAGGTGCATACATCTTCAGCCCTCCCAATACTGATCAACCAGCTTGTGGGCCAGTTCCGGCCCAAGGGCCTGAACCCATTCCTTCCGGGATTGCTTGGCTTCATCTTCCTTTTCGGCCTGTTCCGCCACATAATCCCGGTTCAGGGTGTCGGGGTGGTAATAACGGATAATGGGGGTTCCGCCATCCACATTGCCAATGGTCAGCTTGATCCGGCCATTGTGATTGAACCAGTCATTTTCACACCGGATTTCCAGCCCTTCCGGGCCGGTGGAAGCCTTGAAGATTGCCACATCAGGCGGGGTGGCTTCCTGTTTGATGTTCAACCGGGGATGAATCCGGCTGATCAGTTCCCAAGCCTTCCGCTTGGTCAGTTTCACATTCATTAGATTTCCTCCTGAAATTCGCAATCGCAATCAGCGCAGATCACATGAACTTCTTTGGTGGCCCGGATAATGGCCCCGCAACAGGGGCAAACATACTTCCGGGAACTGTTCTTCTTGCTGGAACCCTTCAGGCCGGTGATCCTTGGCCGAACAAGGGAAAAACCAGATTTCCCAAGGCTCTGAACAAATTCAAGGGCTTCCGGGTTCAAGGCTGTTTTGTGCCATCCGTACTTATCGCCTTTTTCCACCGTCAGGCCGTGGGCTTCAGCGGTTTCCCGGAACTTCTTGTTGTGGTACAGGCCAGAACGGGAAGTGTCCTGAACACCATCCTGAAGATTTTGAAGGTGAACCATTTCGTGAAGCAAGGTTCCACAGGTTTCTTCAAAGGGCCGGTTCAGGTATTCGGCACACAGATTGATTTCATAGTGGCCTTCATCCTCGCCAGCCTTCCAAGCCTTCCAGCCGGTACACCATCCATAGGCCCCACGGGTATGATCCGGGGAAACGGTGATCACGGGCTTTTCCAGCTTGTCAGCGAAGAACCGGGCGTTGAACTTTGAAAACAAATCTTCAAGTTCTGCAATCACCGGCTTCAGGCTTACTTCATTCATGGTGGTTCATCCTTTCTAAAGTGTAGACTATTTGCCTACTTATGAAGCAAAAAAAATAGCCACACGTTCTTCTTCCGTCAGGCCAAGAAGATCATACAGGGCTTGAATCTCATTGGCCCGAAACTCGCTTCTGTTATTGATCTTATTCAGAAGGCCCTGATAAGTAATTCCGATCTTCTCGGCAATGAACCGAAGTTTATAACCGGATTGCTCGATCTTCTCACGCAACAGCTTTGTGTTGGTCATAAGGCGTTCACCCCTTTCATTCTTGGTGTAGGCGTTTTGTCTACACTCACATAATAGCACCTTGTAGCCAGAATGTCAACATCTTTTTTGAAAAATCTAAAAAGTTGTTGACAAGACGCCAACAGCGCCGTATAATTAGTAACAGAAAGGGGGCTATCAACTTGTCTACCATAGGAAATAGAATCCGAAACCGCCGTGAAGAACTCGGTTTATCACAAGATGAACTTGGAAAAAGACTTGGGTACAAGTCCCGTTCTTCAATAAATAAAATTGAACTGGATCAGCGGAATTTAACCCAATCTAAAATCAAGGCCATTGCAGACGCATTGGAAACCACCCCATCCTATATCATGGGCTGGGATGAACCTGATCAGAAATTCGATGAAGAAAAACTAAAGTTCTTTGATAACCTTTTCCCGATCACAGTTAAGAAATTTCCGTTGCTTGGAAATATTGCTTGCGGAAAGCCTATTTTTGCCGATGAACATTTTGAAGCGTATGTAGAAGCCGGGGCCAATATCAAGGCTGACTTTTGTTTAAGGGCAAAAGGGGACAGCATGATTGGGGCCAGAATTCAAGATGGGGATATAGTGTTCATTCACAAACAGGAAATGGTGGATGATGGGGAAATTGCCGCCGTTCTGATTGATGATGAAGCAACCTTGAAACGGGTCTATTATGATCAGGAAAATGGAATTCTTCAGCTTTTCGCTGAAAACCCCCAATATAAAACCATGCGCTTTACTGGTGAAGAACTGGATCATATCAGAATTTTGGGGAAGGCGGTTGCTTTCCAAAGTGATGTTAAGTAAGAGGTGATCAGTTTGTTTGGAAAGAAGAATGTGTGTGACTGTTGCGGGCTGAAACTTCATGTAAAGCCCATTCAAATCAGTGACGGTGGCATTTGTGGGCTTTGCAATACCATCTGTACCGGCTCCCCAATGACAACCGTTGCAAAGGTGAAAGCGGCTTGGGATGAAAACAATGCCCGGTTGCAAGTCTTTAATCCCAATATGACAGTAACCAATTTAGGTTGTGGGTATATTTTCATTGATACAGAACACAAAATGGCCTGTATTTCCAATCAGAAAAAGTTGCAACCACATTCAATAGTGTTCACCTTTTCTGAACTGGAAGAATACCGAATTGAAAAGGTTGGTGAAAAAACGATCACCAAAACCAAAGGTGGAATCACAAGAGCTGTTGTCGGCGGTGCCACTTTCGGACTTGCCGGGGCCATTGTAGGTGCTTCTACCGCAAAACAAGAAACAGTTAAGAAGGGCGGGGTTCCAATCCTGTACCTTGATTTGAACTTGAACGGGTTGAAAACCACCCTTTCTATCAGCAATCCGCCATTCAAAGCAACTGAATTCTTGAACAACATCATTGATGAAAAGTAAAATCCTTCAACATCCAAGATCAAAGCCCTATTGCTGATATTTTCTTCTTTCTATATATTTTTTTTCTTATATTTGATTTGAATATCTGTCACATCTTGAATGTTGAAGGAACCCGCTGAAAATCCGCATCACTACAAGATTTCAGCCTTCTTCAACTTCCTTCAGGATAAAAAAAAAGACCGCCCCCGGTGGTGGCACACCGGAAGCGGTCAGGCGAAACAAACCCCTATTGAAGTTAATGTTTCAAGTCCCATTGAACATTATATCACACTGGGGTTGGCTTTGCTATACCCATTTTCCACGAAAGGACAGGTGATATAATGCGGAATCCTAATGGGTATGGGACAGTTGCGAAGCTGTCAGGCAATCGCCGCCGCCCGTACATTGTGAAGAAGGTCATTGGCTGGAACGACAAAGGCCATCCAATCTATGATATAGTAGGCTACACAGAAACCCGTGAAGCCGGGAATATGCTGTTGGCTGAATACAACCGTGATCCTTGGGATGTTGACCGGGCCAAGATCACCATGAAGGAACTGTTTGAACTTTGGAAAGAAAAGAAGGCCCCCAAGCTGGGGGAATCCAACCGTTCATCCTTGTGTTCAGCGTTCAAGCATTGTTCAGCGTTATGGGAAAAGCCCTATAAGCAAATCCGCTCATACCAAATGCAAGAAACGATTGACGGTTGCGGGAAGGGGTACAGTACCCAAGCGGCAATCAAGAACCTTTGGGGCCATCTTGACAGGTTCGCTCTTGAAATGGACATAATCAACCGGTGTTTTTCTGACTTGCTGACTTCTGATCCCATCCCACCAACCACCCGCCTTCCCTTCAGCAAGGAAGAAATCAAGAAGGTTTGGGAACATCAGAAAGAACCTTGGGTTGACACGGTTCTGATCCTGCTTTATTCGGGTTGGCGGATCAGTGAACTTCTGAACTTGAAGCCGGAAGATATAAGCCTTCAGGCCGGGACGATGAAGGGCGGAACCAAAACCAAGGCGGGGAAAGATCGGGTGGTTCCCATTCATTCCAAAATCAGGCCCTTGGTTGAAGCCCGTCTTGCCGAAGGTGGCCCCCGGCTGATCAGCTACAATGGGCGGGTTTGCAACCAAACCCAATACCGGATTTTTTGGGCGGACATTATGAAGGCTCTTGAAATGAAACACACCCCGCATGAATGCCGCCACACCTTTGAAACCCAACTGGACAGCGCCGGGGCAAACCGGAAGTGTATTGATCTTCTCATGGGTCATGTGTCCAAGGACACGGGAAACCGGGTCTATAATCACAAGACTTTGGATGAACTGAAGGCCACAGTGGAACTTATCAAATAGGGTTCAATCCGGTGAACATTATAGGCCGTTGAACACTGAACTATTAACACGGTAGTAACAAAAAAGGCGGGAACCCCTGAAAAATCAAGGGTTCCCGCTTAATCTGTTTTTATTATACCATGAATTTGTATGCTCTGCAACGCTCCGAAGCGCCCAAATACTGAACATTTCAGCCCGTTGAAAGTGGGTCAAATCGGGGCCGGTAGTAACAAACTAATAACACGGTATCACAGGGGTTTTGCGTAGTCAAGAGAAATCCAACCGGCCCCGGATTTCAGCTTGCCCCACTTGGAAGCGCCGGTTCCGTTGCTCTCCGCCACAATGGTATAAACACCGGGTTTGATGAAGCCATTCTTCCCATAGTTGGTGCCGGGGCCTTTTCGGATATACAGATCAGAAATGGTCACACGCACCAAATACGGCTCCACCGTGGCCCCTGTGCCGTCCGTGGCGGGCTTTTGGGTGTTGGGAGTAGTAGTTTCATTACCTTCCCCGAAACCCCCGCCAGAAAGCCGCCTGTTGACTTCTGCGGCAATATCCCCATGAAGGTTATAAAGATAATCACCGGGGCAAGCCTTATTAGCAAACCACCGGTGAACTGTCATAACCATTTCATTTGCCTTGGGGGTATAGGCAAGGGTCTTGTTCTTATCCCCGAACCACAGGATTTTAGTTTTCCCGTTGCGCTTGCAAATATCGGTCACAAGGTCAAGAAGGGCGTTGTATGCCTTATCTGTTACCTTGTAGGGGTGGACGGTTTCACTTGCCGTTTCAATGGTCACGGCCCTATGGTCATTGCCGCTGTTGGAACTGCACCAAGAACGGTCACTTTCAGACACACACAGGCCAATAGAACCATCATACCCCACAACATAGTTGCAAGACGCTTGCTTGCTGGTGGGCTGGAACACTTCACACCCCCGCTTTGCCGTAACCTGACCAACAAAACAGTGAATGGTGATCCGGTCAATGGCATGGTTCCGGGGGCTGTTCTTGTTCGGGGAAATTTGGGTAACGGTGACAAGTTTACTGTTGCTCATTTTCGGTTCCCTCCTGTTCGGGTTCAAGGGCGGGGATTTCCTGATAGTTCACAACCTTGGTCATATCACACAGGGAATCAATCAGGTTGCCAAGGGCTTCAGTGTCCACAGGATAGTTGATATATTCGGCGGAAGTCTGAACCATAGCCATTACCCATTCCTTCCGGGTTGCGCCATCGGCAAACTTCTGTTCCGCTTCCTCCATCAAATCCATCACCAAGCCCAACAGGGCGGCCCAATTCTTTTCCTGCGTGGCCTTCTGAACATACTGCACCAGCTTATAGGCCAAGGGAATACAGGTGGACAGGCCAGCAAGAATGGCAACAATCAGGGAAATAATCTGTTCAGCGTTCATGTTTTTCTTCCTTTCTGATTTTGTATTTTTGGTCGGGGGTCACAGTTCCTTGGTATCGTTGTAGACTTCCGGGCCGTATTGCTTCCGCAACTTGATCCGGTTTTCAGCCTTGGCCTTGGAATAGTAAAAACCGGTTGCCGTTGCCAGTTCAGCGAATATGGCCGGGATCAGATACGCAAGGGGTGAAGTGTCCCCCGTTTTCCAAACGATAGCAAGAGTGAAGGCCGTCACAACCAGCGTGACGGCCCCCACACAACCCAACCAAACTTTGGAAAATTCCTTTTTCGGTTTCTTCTTTACACGGCTCATTCATCCGGGGCTTCCGTGGGCAACTCCAAGAATTTCTTGTGAAGATCGTCCATTACCCCGTTCACCCCCAACGAATGATATTGCTTCCAGCAGTTTTCAAAACTTTCTCTTGCATAGATTGGGGCAAAGCCTTTTTCAGTGTACTTGTTAAAGTCACTGATCATTTGGCTTCTCAAAAGCGCCTGAATTCCAGCTTTCAGGGCTTTGGAATCCTCCATGTTGCGCTTGATCAGCCCGTGAAGGTATTTGAATACACCCGCAATCAGGGCCGGAACCCCGATCAGGCACAACCATTGGTAAATCGTCATTAAACCACCCCTTCCCGCCTTATGCGCTGATCAGGCGGAAGATATATTGCAAATCTTCCACTTGGGCATTGTAGAACTCATAGTTCCAAATCCAGTGATCTTCATGTTCCGGCTTTTTGAACCGCTGACAGAAGGGATCATTCCAAATCCGGTTCCAGCGTTCTTGGTAGGTGGGATCGGGCTTGTTTGGGTTCTTTTCCAACCGCAACAGGATTGCGGAAACCAGTTCCCCACGCTCTTTCCCCCGGCCATCATCGTTTTGGCTGAAGTAGTCATAGGCAATTTGGCTGGTGTCCGCACACATCAGCTTGTTTTTCCACACAAGAAAACCGCCCTGAACAGTCAAGGCGGTTCCATAAGGGATATTGACATATTCGCCGCAACCGGCCTTAAACCTCGCCCGTTTCCGGGCAATATAGGTTTCATGCTTCATCGGTCACTTCCTCCCAACCATACACCCCCGGCTCCCACACATTGTTTTCCACGGTAGAAGTCCAGTGTTTTTCATTGTGGCTGACTTTGGCCCCCAAGGGGTAGGCATCATGCGCCCCAATGGGCTGAATCCATTCCGGCCATTCCTCCGAAGGATCAGCGGTCAGGCTCCACAGGCTGGGGGAATCCGGGGGTGTCCAATCCTCTTGGGAAGTGTGATCCTGCACACACTTGTAAAGGGTGCCATTATAGCGCCGGATTTGGCCGGTTTTGTAGTTGATAGGGTAAGTCCATTCAGCGAACAGTTCAGCGTGTTCCGCCGCCGTTACAGGGTCAATGGTTCCGGCTTCTGCCATCGTCACAAACATGATCCCACCCGTGGTGTTGGTGTTGGTGATTTCCTTTCCCGCATCAGTCACTTCCAAACTGACGGTTTCCAAGCCTTCCATTTCATCCCGGCCAAGCAAATGGTACGGTGTCCCTTCAAAAACAATGCCCGAAGCATCACGCTCCGGGCAAAGGACATAGCAACCATTTTCGGCCTGCTTAATGTAGTTCAGATTTTCCGTCAAGCCAATGTTGGCCCCGTCTTTGATAATTCTAAACATTTCGCACCTCCGAAAAAGATAGCATGATAAAGCCGCCGCAACCGCAACAACCTCCCGTGGTCATTGAAGTTCCGGTAATAGGCGCTTTGGCATTCCATATACTGTTCAACATCAGTGAATTGCCGCTTTTCTTCTATGAACTCCCGGTGAAACAGTTTCAATTTTCGTCTTGCCCGTTTCACACCATCCCGGCTTCCATTCACCTTGATTTCTCCGGTTTCCGTCAGCGTGAATCTTGCTTTGCAGAACCGGAAGGGCTTTGTCAGGGGGATGATCTTACATTTTCGTTTGTTCACTCGAATTCCAAGGGCTTCAAACCGTCGAACAATTTCATGCCCAAGTTTCTTCAGGGCTTCCACATCGGGCAAAATCAAATAGTAATCGTCCATGTAATGCCCGAAACAGTGAACCCCGGCTTGACATTTGATCCAGTTATCCACGGCGCTTGGCAACGCCACCATTTCCTGTTGTGACGGCTCCACACCCAAAGGCAAGCCCCGGCCCGGTGTCGGGCAAGGGGAAGTTCGGATCACCATATCAGCAAGCGCCCGAAGGCCAGGGTTTAGGATCAATTCTTGGTGCCGCTGATACAGAAGCGCATGGGGCGCATTGGGGAAGAACCCCTTCAAATCCAACAGCAAAACTGCCCCTTCCCGGCCATAATGTTGAAAATGCCAATGAAGATGTTTTTTCAATCTGCGATAATGCCAGTGAAGGCCCTTTTTCTTCTGACTTGCCCCGTTGTCATAGATCATGCAAGGGTTATAAAGCGGAATCAGAACTTCATTGCAAAGGGTTTTGTGGATTTGCCGATCAGTAATATGGGGCGCATCTATGGGGCGTACCTTCCCACGCTCTCTTAAAGTGAAATGGGTACACTTCATAGGCTTCCATTCCTGATCCAAAATCTTCTTCCGCCGTCTTGCTGTCCCGGAAAACAGGTGCATTTCAAAGTTCTGAACACTTTGTTTCCACCGTACCCCATTACAGCATTTCCGGCCATAGAAGAACATTTTGCGATAACTGAATACTTTGTCTATTGGCCCAAGTGCATCACACCGGGCCTGTTTTCTCTCTTGCCGCTTGGCTTTGCGGCGCTGGTATCTTGCTTCATGCCGTTCTTGGCTTGTCATAAAAATAAAGTATTCGCCTTTCGTACAGATAAATTGTAGGGTGCCTTCTAATCTGTTTTGCCTTGACACATGAAATGGGATATGGCACGATCCCCCACCATGCAAGAAGCGTCCGTGTAAAGGCTACAAAAGAAAGGGTATCGGCTATCCCCAATAGGGATAGGTTATACCCCATCCCGCTTTCCCAAGCGGGGCAGTTTTAGGGGTTGGCTACCCAAGGAAGTACCTCTCCTTTTGCGAAGGTCGTCTTTCACCTGAAATCCAAAAGCCGGGTTTCTGTTACTCCATTTGACCTCGCAATCGCAAAATCCGGGCCGCACGCCACCAGAATTGTTGGCGTTATTGTTGTTGTAGTTGCCGTCCGTATTGACAATGAGGAAGTTATTGTTGTTGTTGTAATTAGGGGAACGAAGGAACCACCACACCGCCGAAGGACGAATTATCAGAGGTACACCTAATTCTTTGAAATTAAGTTTTCAATTTTCCACTTACATTTTTGATAGCCCCTTTCAAAAGTTCATTTTCCTTGTCGATCAGCTCACCAAGGCTTTGCGCCATCTTATCTAATTTTTCTGTTGCGTCCTGTCCTTTCACCGGGTTCCCCTTGGAATTGGTGAAAGCCCCTTCAGGATTTTGGTTCAAAATCAGATATACATGGGTCAAGCGTACATCCAGCGCCATCAGGGAAGCCCTTGCTTCAAGCAAGTGGGCCTTCCGAAGTTCTATGCGCTGGGGATCGGAAGGAAAAATGCTATTGCCCTTTTCCGCATGGTCGATCACTTCACCGGCCAGCTTTGCAATGGGTTCCGCAACAAGCCGGGAATATCGGGCAGAAAGACGGGTAAGAAAATTGATGGTTTCTACATAGATTTGATTGGCGGTGTTGATGAACTCCGCCTTGCTGGTTGTTCGTTTCTGCTTCAGAACAGACATTGGTTCACCCCTTTCCGGGCCATCCTGATTAGTATAGCACAGAAACGGGAAAAAGCCAATTTTCAAAAATTGCGTCGGGCGCTTACGCGCCCGAATTATTTTGCTATCTTCACCCCGGCTGTTCCGCCCCCTTGCGGGGGCGGGATGGGGCCGGGATAATCCTGCGGGGGATTAGACAGCAAAGCCGGGCCGCACGCCACCAGAATAGTTGGCGCTACCGTTGGTGTAGTTGCCGTCCGTATAGACAACGAGGAAGATATAGTTGCCGTTGCAATGAGGGGAACGAAGGAACCACCACACCGCCGAACCGGTGCTTGTATGACGATAGGCAATGCGGGAATTACCGGCCTGATAATAGGCATACTGAACTTGGTAATTCTGTTCATAGCTGTTGGCCCAATTCCTTGTGCCGAACACTTCAAATTCCGCCAGCAAGAACAGATAATCTTGGGTGGAAGTCACATTGCTTTGAACATTAGAACCTCCACCGGTGTTATCCGTGTACTTGGTTACGGCCTTCATCACAGCCCGCAAAGCGGAAGGCAAAGCCGCCATAAGGCTGTTTGCCGTGGGGCTGGAAGGGGTGCCGCCGTTACCCAAGACGGTATTCCGCATATAAGAACTTGCCCAACCACCGCTGTTCGTGTTGCTGGTGTTCATGCGGAAACCTTGGCTGGAACCGGTGCTTCCATAGTTGTTATCACACAAGGCAACCGGGGTGCTTCCAATCTTGCCAATTTGGAAGTGAATGCGGTTATTGCCTTCACGGGAAGCGTTATGATTGAAGCCCAAGATGAAAACATTGATGGTCAGATTGGTGATCCCGAAGCCAACCACATTGCCGTTGATCACAATGGACTTGGTATCACCCACGGCCCAATAATCATCCGCTGTTCCTGCGGCGCTTGCCTCGCTGATCGTGTCCCAATCATTATCATTCAGGGTTGCGGTGGGAAGCGTAACGGCCACGGAACAGCTTTTGTTGGTTGGGGCCGTGTAGTTGGTGCCTTCCGCCACGCTGACAGTGATTGTGGCATTACCTTTGCCCACGGCGGTTACAGTTACCGTGGTGCCGTTCACATTGACCGTGGCAACCCCGCTATTGCTGGATTGGGCGGAAATAGCGCCATCCCCGGCCCGTGTCACCGTGAAAGTGTCGGTCATTTTGGAAGCGCCCAAATCCATACTGCTTTTACTCAAAGAAAGGCTTCCAGCGGCCTTCCCAATCGTCCAAGCAACCGTTTTGGCCCCGGTGGTGCCATCACTCCACCGGTAATTGTCCGTGGGCGTGAAAGTGGCGTTGTAGCTTCCCGCATTGGTGCCGCTGGTGGTGCCGCCAATGGTCAGCTTGGAAGTATCATAGCCATTCCAAGAAGGGCTTTGGGGTGAACCGGTATAAGTAAGGCTCCCGCTTTGGGTGGGGGCCGCAACCGTGGCTTTGTTGATCGTCCATTGAACCTGTTTGGCCGTGGTGGTGCCGTCCGTCCACTTGTAGGGATCTTTCGGTGTGAAGGTTGCCGTATAGGTTCCCGCATCAGTGCCGGAAGTCACACCCCCAAGGGTCAGGGTGTCGGGGTTGTAGCTGTTCCAAGAAGGGCTTTGGGATTGCCCATTATAGGTCAAGGTGCCATTTTGGGTGGGAACAACATCAATGGTATAGACGAACCCGGACACGGCTTCCAAGGCCGCATCTGCCGCATCTTGGGCATTTTGGGACGCTTCCAAAGCCGCCGCCACATCTTCCCGAATATCGGCGTGGGCGCTATCACTGGTGTTGTGTTCGTCAATGGCATCTTCAATATCTTGGGTAGGGTCAAAGGTGGAATCGGGAAGCTGTTCAGGCTTTACCTTGCCATCCTCCCCAAGATCGGCCTTCCCGGACAAAGCATCATCATGGGCTTTCAGGGCCGCATCAATCTTATCCATGTTGCGGTTCTGATCATCCACATTGTAGAAATCTTCTTGGGCCGGTTTGACCAAATCATAATTGGTGGTGTATTCAGCCATCTTTCATTTCCTTTCTGATAGATTTATTGGAAATCCCTGCAAGTTGGCCGTGGGTCAAAGGCAGAAGATCACCATACGGGGTGGGAACATGGGCCTGAAGTTCTTCCGTTCTTACTTCATAATGGGTGTACCAAGCAAGCTGGGCATGGGTGAAGCCCTTCAGGGTTTCATGGATGTTGAACAACTGTTGAACTTCCAAAACCAGATTGACCGGGGCAACCCGTTCAAGAAGGTTTTGAACATCTTCAAAGTTCTTCTTTGCGGCCACACCAACCTTCACAAGAAGGGTGTAATCCGTGACTTCCGCCGAAGAATTACCGGGGCCACAAAGGTTTTCCAAGATCACCCGAAGCTGGGGCAAGGTGTACGGAAGTTCTTCATTCAACCGGGCCAGTACACGGAACCGCCGATCATCCAAGGTATCTGTTCCCTTTGGGGTGATACCCAAGATTTTTTCCCACCGGGACAATCCAAGGTTGCCAGCGGTCTTGATGAACTGGTTTGCAAGAAGATCATCCGCCGCCGCCCAAGCGGTTTCAAACTCCGGTTGTTCGGCTCCGGTGATCCCCTGAAATTCCGCATAGTCCCGGACAACATAGGGAAGGTAATTGATTAGTTTGCGATCCATTCAATCACCTTCCCTTATAGGCTTTGGGTGCCGGTTGCCGGGGTAATCTCACCAAGAACCGGGATATAATCAAGGTTCAAGGTGTAGTTGGCCGCAAGGCCATTGATTTTGGTATCAGCAATATCCAAAATTCCGCTTACACCCAACAGGCGGCTTTCAATTTGGCTGACACGAACCACAAGGGCCTGTTCCTGATCCGCCCATGTTTCGGACAGTTCTTCAAAATAGGCTTCAATGGTCTGTTCAACATAGGATTGAACATCTTCCCAACCCCACCCCTGTTGATAGGTCAGGGTGAAGGACAGGTTCACAGTTTCGCTTTTCACGCCTTCCACCTTCACCACATGGCCGATAGGGGCGGTTCCCAAACCTTCCCCGGCGTTCTGAAGAGGGTCAACGGCGGTCTGTACCTGTTCCACAAGGGTTTGGGAAGGTACGCTGAAGGTGCTGTCAATGATGATCAGTTTCACGGTTCCGCCCACCGTCAGCTTGTTATTGATCCCGGCTTCATAAACCTTGGTCAACCAAGCCTTGATTTCTTCAGACGCTTGAACGGTTGCCATCCATTCTGAAACCCCGTCCGGGGGAACCAGTTCAGCGGGCCGAATATCCCCGTTCCAAGCCCGGTAAACCTTCACACCGCCAACACCGGGGATTGCATTCACCTTTTCGATATAATCAATCCGGTTGCCGCCGAAGGCTTGGGCGTTCAGGCTGTCAAAGTACCTTTGGCGGAAAACCTCGGTATCTTCTTCATCCTCGCCGGGGATCAACAGGGCCGTAACCGTACAGGTTTCAAGCCCTTCAATGTATTCAATGGGAATCACCGTGGCCCCATAGTCATTGCCAGCTTCACCCGCTGTTTCACAGGTGATTTCATATACCCCTTCACCCCGTTCAGCGGAAACATAGTAGTTCAGTTCCCCAATGGAAAAGCGGGTGTTCAAGGGCAAGTGCAAAGTGGCCGGGGTAATGGTCAACTGCAACACGGCGGCGCTTGCCGGTTGCGGGGAAAGGCCCCGTTCCGCCGCCCTCTGGATCAGATAAGGACGGCTTGCCGTGTCTGCAAAGGTTTCATTCAAAACCGTGTCAAGTTGGATATACAGGTTTTGAAGCTCCACAGCGGCGGGGGCATTCCCAAGCCAAACCAGCGAACCTTCACGGGTGTCCAAATTGCTGTTGATAGACAAGGCCCGTTCCAGCATCCGGTTCAGCAAAAGCGAATAGGTAATATCTTCATACATCAGATTTCCACCTCCATTTCCGTGAAAATGGGGCCAAAAATGCTGACCACCCGAAAAGTGGTCAGCACCTTTTTCTTGTTCACTTCAAATTGGAAATTGTCAACGGCGGTGATCCGGTCATCCTGAAGCAAGGCTTCTTTCACACCCCGTTCAATTTCAGGAATGCAGTAATCAACCGGCTTGCCAATCAGCCGCTTTTTCTCAAAACCATAGTTCCAAGAATAAATCAGCCATTCATACCGTTCCACATTCAGGATCAGGAAAACCGCCTGTTCCACGGCTCTTACTTGGTCAATGGTGCCGGTAATGGTCTTGGTATCATGGTTCATTTTGAATGTGCGGCTGGGAAGCACAGAAAAAGTGAAGTCCTGCCGCAAATCATCTTGAACTTGTGGAATCATAACCATTCCCCCTGTAAGGCCGGGTTCGGTTTAATCCGATCCAGCACCACAAATCTTTTGCCCTTCTGAATCCGGGCCAAAACCACCCAATCCCCCACCACAAGGGCGTTGTGAACCTTGAACTTCTTCCGTCCCTGAATGGGGTGGTTGTGGTCAATATCTTCAGCGGTGCCGCCCCCGGTATAGGTGTCTGTTACCGGGTGGCCGTGGGTGATCACAACAGTTTGGTGGGAAACCGTCATATCCACTTCATAATCAGTCACATTGCGGGTCAGCACCAACATTTTTTCAGTGTAGATTGCTTTCTGATCCACTTGGATTTTCAGCGGGGAAGCGGAAATCACCGTTCCAAAAAGAAGGTTTACCGGCTTCCCGGCTTCCACCGCTTCCACAGCGGCTTTCTTCACCAACTCCACCGCATTCGTCGGTTTAGGCAATGAATTCACCCCCAATCAAGGTTACATCCATGAAATGTTCATCCCCCTTGAAATTGTGGGTGACTTTTTCAACCATCAAATAGTTGTTGGTGATAATATCGCCCAAATCCAAGGAAACCACCACAGCGGAACCGGCCCGAACCCGAACATCACCGAAGGCATTTTTCACCGTCAGCTTCCGGGTTTTCTGATCGTACAGTTTCAAAAGGGCATCGGCTTTGGCGGCGGCTCCCGTTGCGGTCTGAAGTTCTTCATAATACTGAAGAACTCCCCAAGTGTTCATTTTTTCGCCGTCTTGGGCCACATACAATTCCCGCTTGCCGGTTTGCTCATTGTTATAGGCCAGCTTAATTTTGTTATAGGTCTGATCATCAATGCTGGAAGAATAATCAAAGGTTTCACCGGTTTCCGAATCAATCAGAAGGTTCAACTTCATGGAATTGACATTTTTCAAGGTCAGCGCCCCGCCATCATCGTACAGGCAGTACAGTTGACCGGTATTCAGAAGGGTTTCATCAAGGGCATTTTGGATCATGTCAAACAGGGTGCTATTTTCTTCCACAATGGTTTCAATGGTGTACCCTGTATCTTCCACGCTTCCAAGGTTCAGGCGGAAATCTGTTGCAATCCGCTTCAGAAGGTCAGAAGCCTTCAGCCCTTCTTCTGTATAGGTGTCCTTGTTCTTCAGATACCGCAACTGATCATAGGCCACAACATCAATGGTGGGGCTGTTCGCTTTTCGGCTCTTGGTGAACACAAAGCCATAGAACATGGTAGTTCCATCCACGGTGAACTTCACCGGGTTCCCTTCTTGGAAGTTCAAAACACCGTCTTTAATCACCGTGAATTCCAGCTTGCCGGGGGTGCCTTTCCGCTCCAATGTCAGTGAAACCCCTTCTTCAACTACCGGATAATAAATAGTTGAACCATTCTGAATCAGAAGTTCAGCAGACACGGAATCACCCCTTTCAGGAAGGCAAAGTAAGAACCTGATTGGGATAAATCAGGTTCGGGTTTGTAATCTTATCTTTGTTCAGTTCATAGATTTCATTGTAACGGGAACCATCCCCCAAATACTTCTTGGCGATATTCCAAAGACAATCCCCGCTTTTCACCGTGTAGGTGGTTTGCTGGGGCGCTTGGCTGGTTTCCCGCTGGGGTTGCTCCACCGTAGCGGTGGGGGTTTCTGCGGGCGTGGGGGCCGGTTGGATAGTCACGGTTTTGGTGCCATAGTGCCTGTATTGCTTTAGGCTGACAGTAACCGTAATATCAAAGCCTTCTTCCGCATCATCGGTGATTTGGTAATCCTCCATGCCCACCGTCAAATTGGTATAGAACAACCGCCTTCCGGTGGGCATTGACCGGTTCAGGATGAATTGAAACGGTTGCTTGGAAGTTTTCAGCCGCTCGAACAGGGACAAGTAATAATCGGCGGATTGCGCCCCGCCATTGGTGAAGGGATAGGAAACTTGGGGAAGAAGCAGATCAAAACTTACATCGGTCAACCCCGGTTCCTTCAGAATGTTGATTTCCTCGCCGTTGATCAGCGTCAGGGTTTCATTCTGGTTATTGATCTTCACCTTGACTTTGGAAGGGGTGATGGGCATAAGCACCCCACCCAAATACATTGTGTATGCCATTACTCATGCACCCCTTCTTCAGACACATCCAGCTTGGTTGCAAAATCGTTGGCCCAAGCATCCATGATCCCATCCAAATCAGTGTCTTGACTGATATAGTTGGTGTTCTGTTGTTCAACCTTGATTTCAGCGGTGGTGAACCGGTTGATTGCTTCCCGCTCGGCAATATCCCGCATATAGGCCAAATCTTCTTCAGCAATATCAAGGGCATCACTCATAGCGGCGGTGTTCCCCGCCGTGTCCCCGGTGTTGCCATAGATACCATCAAGGGTGTTGCCAAGATTGAAGGCATCCAGCCCATCAGCGGCCCCCAAGCTGTCCATTGCGGAAAAGTCGAACAAGCCGCCCACGGTATCTTCCACGCCTTGGCCGAACTCATAGCCCATATCAAAGGCGGCTCCATACTCGAAACGATCTAACTTCAGATCATCGGCGTTCAGCTTTTCCATGACTTCTTCACCCTTGCCGAAGGTGGAATCCACCCAACCGCCCAAGCTATCACGCCAGCCTTGGACAGAACCGGCAAGGTTAGAACCGAAGATTGCATCAATGGCCGAAGCCAAAGCCTGAAGCACGGAAAGCACAGTATCAGCCAAATCAAAGAACAGGCGAACCACGGCCCCAACCGGATCATTGAAAACATTCCCGATGAAGTTTGCAACCGTACCCACAAGGTTGTAAATCATCACAAACACATCTACAACTAAGTTCCACAGGGCCACAAAGATATTCCCAATGAAGGCCAGCGCCGCCATAAATGCACCACAGATAATGCCCGTGGCGGAAACGCTGGTTCCGGCAAAGTGGTTGACCGCCGCCACAGCCGCATAAAACAGGGCTACAAGGGCGATAATCAGAATGATGATCCACACCAAGGGACAGGCATACATGGCCGCATTCAGGCCGTATTGGGCCGTTACTTGCGCCCAAGTAGCACCAGTAACCAACATGGTTGCCGCCGCCATAATACCCTTGGCAACCGCCACAGTCCCGGAAATAGCCGCTGAAGCCAATTCAGCGCCCCTTACCAGAAGCAACCGCCCATAGTACACACCAAGGGCGGCGGCTACTCCAAGGATAATGGGGGACAACCAAGACCAGTTATCGACCACCACGGAAGCCACATTGATCAGCAAATCAAGGATCACGGTTGCCACAGTAGCGATCCCGGCCAACCCGTTGATGATCCCATCTGTAACTTTGGTGAACTGTTCGCTGTTGGCAATCTGATTGATTTTCGTCAGAATGGGGTTGAAAATAGACAGGGCCTTGTTCTGCATGGAAGTCCAAATTTGCGCCCAAGTCTTGGGCATACTTTCAAACTTGGCATTGGTTTCATCAGCCGCCGCAAACATAGCGTTTTTCACCACTTCAGCGGTGATCAACCCCTGTTCCGCATAAGACTTGATAGAACCTTCCGCAATGCCCATATAGCTTTCAATGGCTCTTGCAATTCCGGGGGCATTTTCCAAAATGGAATTCAATTCTTCACCACGCAACGCACCAGCGGCCATAGCTTGGGTAAGCTGAAGCATTGCGGCGGCTTGGCCTTGGGCAGAAGCGCCCCCGATTACAAATTGCTTGTTGATTTGCTCCATGAAAGCAATGATTTCATCCGTATTGGCGAAAGCGGCCCCGGCGTTGGAACCCAAACTTGCAATGGCCGAAGCGGTGTCAAAATATGCGGATCGGGAACGCTGGGCGGAAGCCATAATCTTCTTTTCCAGTTCGGTTACTGAACCGCCATCATCCACAATCAGGTTCAACCTTGCCCGTGTGCTTGCCAGATCGTCAGAAATCCCAATGATTTTCTTTGCCGCCGCAAGTCCGCCCACCGTGGCCGCAATGCCCTTCAGCTTGCTCCAAAGGCCATCAGCGGCGGTGGTGCCGTCCTTGATCTTCCGGTTAAAGCGGTCTTGCTGGTTGCCAGCGTCCCTGATATTCTGTTCAATGGAATCGAAGGCGGCCCCGGCTCTTGCCAGTTCTTCACGGGCTTCTTGAATGGACGAAACATCAACCGAATTCCCGGAAGCCCGTTGCATAGCTTCAAAGCTGTTCAGCACAATGTTCATGGCCTTGTGCATGGCCTGAAGGGGCGCTGTTACGCCATCATACAGGGCAATAGCGGTCTTGATGGTTGCCAAGGGGGTTCACCTTCTTTCCAAAGGAAAACCGGGGCCAGCGGTTATTTCCTGCGGCCCCGGCGTTGTTTCCGTTCAATTTCTTTTTGCTTCTTTTTTTCCCGTTCAACCCGAATATCAATAGCGGCAATGATAAAGGCCCGTTCTTGACGGTCAAGGTTGAAAAATTGGGAAGGTGTCAAATGCAGTTCGTGAAGGCAATAGTAAGCGATATTCGCTTCACTATCACCTTCTTCAATTAGTTTTTTGCCTCGTCCACCTCGTCCTGAAGGGTGGTTTCAAACCCGCAAACCTCCTGAACCTTTTGCAGATAGTCCGCATATTCGCCGGGGGTCAGCATGGTTTTCAGAAGGGCTTCAGCGCCCATCACCTTGTAACTGTCCTGAAGTTCCTTGTTGTTCAGGTCAGGGAACACCGTACAGGCCACAGCCAGCTTCCCAAGGTACATATCATAATCAGTTTCCTTCTGATACTGGTTCTTCTTGCCGGGAATGGGAACCCGCTTGGCACAGGATTTGCGAAGGGCTTCATCCTCGGTGCCGGTGATAGCCTGAATCTCCCATTCCATAGGCTTCTTGGTGTTTTCGTCCACAAACCGCTTGGAAGGGACAAACTTCACATTCTCAACCTTCAGGGCGTTTTTCGCCAGAAATGCAGTAAGGCTCATTGCTAAAATCCTCCTATTTTGAAATCATAAAAAGAAAAACCCGCCCCACGCTTTCAAACTGGGGCGGGTTTTCACAGTGTTATTCCATTCCCGCAAGCATGGTGAAGGTTTCCGGCATCTCGAAGTCCTCAAAGGTGAAGTCCATATCTTCATCCAAGTATTCCGCATCAGCGTCAAACTTGGCAAGGATACCGCCATCAATATTGCAATCCTTCAGGATCACAGTTTGACGGCCCACAGAAGAAGTGGGATCTTCATTGGTCACTTGAATGTCAAAATAGACATCCTCGCCGGTGTCCTTGTACTGCTTCATCATCTGCCGGAAGATAGAAGTGTTGTAGTGGAAGGTTGCGGAACCCGTACCACTCCAACCGGTAGATTTATTGCCCTTGCCGGTCTTGCCCAAAATGGGGACTTCCGTCTTGTTCTTCTCAAAATTGGCTTCAAGGTTGATAGCCTGCATGAAGTTATAACGGTTGTCCCCAATGGTCACAAAGCATTCAGCCAAAGAAGCGGAAATAGCGTCCTTGGCGTGCATAACAGTTGCCATTGTTTACACCCCTTTCTTACTGAACATAGACGGTCATGTAAAGCTGGGCCATAGCGTTGACCGGGGTAACATAGTCCGCTACCACAACGGCCTTCTTGGTGTCGCCTTGGGCAACCGTCACATTGTCCGGGTTGAAGTTCTCAATGGCCCGGATATTCTGAAGTTCCTGATGGTGCTTCACAATATCATTCCACAGGCTGATCCGCCCGGAAGCATCGTTGGGAACCTTACCAATGTACTTGGTGCCAAACAACACCGCAATATCATTGGCAATCTGATCCAACACCCTGATAGTCTGGTTGCTGGAAAAGTCAGCGGATTTTTCATCCGTCACGGAAACAAAGGTGTTAATATCCTCCAACACCCTGACTTCATCATCAACCAAGTGGAACATGAAGGAACCTTCCAAAATCCCGTTTTCCAGTTCGGTTTGGGTGTAGTCGGTATCAACTTCATATTCGCCGTCATAGGTCATGTTGGTGGCAGACTTGTTCACGGCGGTTCCAGCAACCACACCGGTTGCCCAAGGAACCAAGGCGGCGCTTTCGGTGTTGCCCACAATACCGTTCTTCACGCTCACCACGCCTTCAAAATCGGCCAGATTGCGGAAAGTAACCACCTGAAACTTCTTGCCCACTTCATCCCGAAGGCGCTTGCAGTAGGACACGAACAGATCAGCCAAGGTGGATTTGGTGGCCGGGCAACCCATAGCGTTGAAGGTATAGGCTTCCATCTTGTCCAAATAGGTCTGATAGGTCGCATCCTCCACAGTCCCGTTGGCTCCATTGGTCAAGGGTGTGGTGGCGGTCAGGGCAAGGGTGGCGGTGCTGATGAAGTCCACATAATCATTGTTCTTCAGGTCAGCCGCTTCGGAAATACCCTTCTGCTGATCCACTTGGACGGTGCCAAGGAAGGTGGAAACATCATACAGTTTGGCTTCCTCCTGACTGTTTTCGTTTTCCTCAATGACAATGCGAAGATCATTGCCACGGGTGCCGGGGTATTTGGCCGTTGCATAGGTACAAGCGGCCTTGGTGCCGGAAGCGTTCAGGCGGAAGAAGTGAACCGTTTGGGCGTGCTTGAAAATCTCACGCATGGGCTTCAGTTCATCCGCCGTGTACGCATAGCCGAAAATCTTTTGGGAATCCTTTTGGAAATCCCCAAGTTCAACGGTGATCACTTCACCTTCAGGCCCCCAATTCATTTCAAGGGGAATGGTCGCAATACCACGATCAGAGAGGGTGGCGCTTGCTTTCGCAACCGAAATGAAGTTGATATATGCACCGGGCAGAATCTTGTTCTGCGTCAAATAAGTGCCGCCGCCAAGGGCCATATCAATTCACCTTACCTTTCTTGAAAAAGTTTTGAAGCAAGCTGTCCACCTGCTCCATCGTGTATTCCTCCCCGTCCTTCAGCAAAACGGACAGAAGATCACGCCTGTTGGCGTACCGCTTGAAGGTCAGGATATTTCTTTTGGTGAAAACCGGGACATTGGAAACAGGCGGGGCCGCTTCCTCCGTCTTGGGCTTTCTGGTTTTGGTCGTAGGCATTTTTAATCCCCTCCAACTGTTCCAACCTCGGTTTCCAAGGTTTCCATCATCGTTTCATCAGCGGGCCGAATCATGGGCAAGTTGAAGTTCACAAAGAAGTGAAGAACATTGTCCACAACCTCATAATTCACGCTGGTTCCATGAAGAAGATCACCGCCCGGAAGCGTGATGAAGTTCAGGGCTTCAATCATCGTTTCCGCAACGGTGAACATTTCAGCATTGTTGCTGGGGTCAGTCGGGAAATACTGAATATCAAACGGGTGCCGCCAGATAGACCGCCTTCCAAGCATGGGCGTGATTTCCGGTTGCAGAACGGCAATTAAAAAGCAAGGCTCTTTCAAGCCTTGCCTTACATCGTTCTGATAGATTTCATACCCATCCCCAAAGGCGGTGTTCAGCGCCATTGAAATTCCTTTGATAATTTCATTAAGCATCGAAACACCCCTTCAGGAACTTGTATAGCTTTTTTTCCAGCAATGCGGGCGCTTGCTGTTCCAACTCTTGTGTGGAAATTGTCAGCATATAGCGCCCTTTCACCCAATTCTTCTTCAGCACCATCCCGCCTTCAGCGTCAGGATCATAAACAAAGCGGTCACTTTCCCAATAACCGGGAATGAACCGCCCCGGCTCTTGCCGGTGGCCGTATTCAACATAGGACGCATACTGAAGATTGTTCAGCACAACAACCGTGTAATGGTTCCCACGGTGGCCCACAGGCATTACCGCCCATGCGTCACGCAAGGTTCCATATACAACCGGTGTCCGCTTCACAACCTTGTTCAGCAACCGTCCCGCAAGCTCTTTGGCCGCTTTCTGGTAGAACTTATCCAAGTCAGCGCCCATCAGCTTTTCCATATTCTTGTTCAGCCGTTCCAGTTGCTTGAAATCGCATTTACCCCACTTTGCCATCAAGCATACCCCTTGAAAGGTTCAAGCTGGATTTCTTGGTGGTTGGTGAAAACCCCGGCTTCACCACTTTTAGAATAGGTGAACTTCCGTTCAAGGTCGTTGAACCGTGTCACCACGATTTTACAACCAGCGGGGATTTCCACATCAGGGGAAAGGAACAGCTTCACAGTTTGGGTGATTGCGGCCACGGGATCACCAGAACTTGAAGTTAAAGTTTCAAAAGACAGTTTACAGGGCTGATCTTGAAGAAGCGGCGTTTCCACAAAATCAGTCAGTTTTGTGGTTGGATCGGTGACTTTCTTTTTCACGAAAACGGAACAGCGATCCTTCCACAGCCGTTCAAGGGCTTTCCTTTGGGCGCTTACCATACCAACCGCCTGTAATGGTAAATTTCATCCATCCGGCCATTGATCAGGAAGTTGATCAGGCTATCCAACCGCTGTTCCGGGGTGGAATTGCCGTCACCCACCGCAAAAGAAATATTGGTGTCACCTTCCTGAATTTGTTTTACCGCCGCTTCAAGATCAAACCCTTCCAACTGCCCGTTGGCCTTCTTCATGTTCAGGTATTCACCCACGGCCATAAATACGGCCATACTTTCCAGCCCTTCAGGAACTTCCCGAAGGTTGGTTAAATTTTTGATCCGCCATTGAACATTAGTAATCACCATATCCAACAGCGGATCAGTAGCGGCCCCCGTTACGCCAAGGGCCGTCAGCATTGCCACAACATCTTCACGCAACGGGGATCACCGCCATTCCATCAGCCCAAAGACTGAATCCGGGCAATGGGAATCGCCTTGTGGTTGATATAAGTGCGCTGGGAAGCGGTGGTTTCGCCGCTATGAACCAGTGTCCAGTTCTGCCCGTTTTCCAACTCGGCATCAGTGGGGGACAGCTTGGCTTGGCTTTTCTTCTCATAGCTGATACCAAAGGGGCTGAACACCTTGCGCTGACGCATATACAGGGTATCAACACCGCCATTGGTCTTGGGGTCACGGGCCATTTCATAGGGAACCTTGGCCCCAATATCCTCATAGGAAATAGCGCCGTTCCCCATGATATAGGTGGTGTACTGCGTAGCGGGAACCACATACATATCAGCGGCAAGGGTGCGGGTGCCGAAGTAGGGGGTGGCGCTTGCAAGGGCAATGGTGGTGGTATTGTCACCGCCAGAAGCAACGATCTTCAAAGCGCCGGGGGTGTCGGCATCGGCATCAGCATAACCGGTGACGGCGGGAAGGTCATCATCCACAACCACGGTGCGGCCATTCCAAGTGGCAAGGGTCAAATCCTTCTGAATACCGTCCCCGTCCGTCTGCTTCATAAACTCCAACAGCTTCATGTTCTCAAGGTTGGTGGCAACATCAGAGTGCATGAAGGCAAGGGTGAACTTCTGCTTGTTGGCTCCGCAAGCCTTGTTCACAGCGGAATTCAGGGTGGTGGCATCCATCTTGCCATAAATGGTGGTGCTATGCTTCTCCACAAATTCCTTGTTCTTGGTGTCCGTGGTGGGCATAGCAAAAACACCCTTCAGCATGGACAGAATGGTTTTCTGATCCAAGGTGTCCTTGTACTCGGCAACTTGGGCGGAAACATTACCCATGAAGTCAACCCCACCGGTAATGTCATAGCTGAAATCCTTTTCAGTCCACGCCTTGGCCCTACCGATCACCACCATACCCTGTTCAAAGGTCTTGGTGGAAGTGGCGGTAATATCGGTTTCACCATCATAGTTCACCGCATCCCCATCCAACAGGCCACGCATGGCAAGACGGGCGTAAGCGGTGCCGTTCTGACTGGTGAACACCGCCCGAATATCGGGGTTCCCGGCCAGCGCACGGGATTTCTTCAAAGCATTCAAGGTCAGGTTGGGAATACGGCCAACCATATACTTGAAGGCTTCAGGGTTGAAAGACTTTGCATCAAACTTGCTGTTAGCCATTGTTCAAACTTCCTTTCTTTGTGTAGATCAAGGGGTGGATTATTCCAAAGTGGTGTCCGGGTTGTCCTCCAAATACTTGCAAAGTTCGTCATAGGACATTTTGGAAAGATCATCCCCGGTGGGCTGATTGTGGGGATCACTCTTTTCAGCGGCCTTGGCCCCCTTGAATTTGGCCTTGCCGGTGTTGTCGAAAAGAAAAGCGGTATCCTCACCCTTTACCAGCTTCCCAATTTCATCATCAAGCCCTTTCACCGTGCCATCATCGGCCAATTCCGCTTTGGTCAGGAAATCGGCCAACAGCGCCTTCACCGCAACATGGTTCTTGGCCTTGGCGGTGGAAAGGGCCAAATCAACGGCATTGCCGATCTTCAGGGCTTTGATTTCATTGGCGTGGTCTTTGTCTTTCTGCTTGTTGGCTTCCTGAAGGGCGGTGATTTGGTTCTGAAGTTCCGTGTTATCACCAGCGGATTTCTTCAGGGTGTCAATCTGCCCATCCCGTTCAGAAACTTGGGCTTTCAGGGCTTTGTTTTCCTCGTTCACTTCATTGAAGCGGGCCTTGGTCACAAAAGAACCGTTCAGCCCTTCCATAACCTTGTTGGCCTGTTCCTCGGTCAAGCCCCATTCCATCAGCTTTTCTTTCGTCATAGTGTGATACCTCCATAAAATCCTTTTTTACCGTGGGTCAGGAACCACGATTTCCCCCTGTCTCTTATACACATCTCCGAGCCCACGAGACCTCTCTACATCTCGTAT